TGGCATATCCCGATCAAACTGATCAAAGAAGCCAAGTATTTTGTTGAGTATAATAAAAGTTTCGATACTAATATCTTCTCTGACTAACAGGCGCATCAAAAGTGGGTGACGACCATCTTCTACTTTGAACACATCTTCAAATGATGTCATTTCCTTTACAATAATATTAGAGTCTTCTGAAAATACCATTGATAGGGATTCGGTGCGTCTTTTCCATTGTGTGTATATCTGCTCGGCTGAATCATCAAACAATTCACCAACCCAGAAATTACCCCTCACCACAAAATTAGATACAAGAAAATCAAAAACATCTTTACCGTGTTCCCGAGCCAATTTGTCGAAAAAATGTCTGTCTTTTCTATTTAAAAATGTTTTGGTGTTGGCTTTAGTTTTACCGTTGAATCGAATGTAGTCATATGAATCTTTGGTGAAATGTAATTTCAAACTAAGATACACACAAAATACATCATAACCATTCATCACACAGGTAATCTTGCCCCTCTTGGGAGTAGATTGATGGATTCGCCCTCGGCTCGGATCTTCTCGATAATTGGTTTGGTAAGAAATTTCGCTGCTGCCTCTGGTTCAATGTTGTTTTGTTCTGCCACTTCAAGAACAGCGTCCATATAGTGTCCACCATTCTCTTTCACATAATTCTCTATATCATTGATAAATTTGGTTGGATCTTGGAATATCATAATGTCCTTTCTGTGTGGTTATAATAACACAATAAACGAACCGGGTCAAGAGGATTATACATAGATATATAGACCCTAACAAGGAGGCAGATTATGTCTGATACCGACAACGATGTTGTCTTGAATGCCGGTTCAGGTGGACCAAACATTAAGACACAATATGAACCAGCAGCATCTGGTTCGAGTGCTGGGCACTACCAACTGATGATGATGGCATTTGACGGATCTAACGCAACCGCTGATGTTGCTTCTAGATCTAATCCATATCCCGTTGACATTCCAATCGGAGAAACTATTGTTGGTGGATATATCCAAGACATGTATTCTGCTCTTACCGCCGATGGTGCGGGAGGAACAGCGTTTTACGTTGATATCAGTCCGGCTAGCGAAATTACCGTATCTGCCATTGTTGAAGATTTAATAATTGGTATTACTACTGAAGGTTCATTCGCTCAAATTGGTGTATATGGTACTGGTGGAACTGCTGTTGGAATAACAGGTTCTGTTTATATTTTAGACACTGCATCAGTAACAGGAACAGTAGCAGTTGATTCAACTTCCCTTATAGGAATTAGTGGATCGCCCGATGTAATCTCTACAGTGGGTATTCCTGTTTTTGGTACTGGTGGGACAGCAGTATGAATAACTGGTTCTGTTTATGTTCTTGACCACGCATCAGTAACAGGTGATGTGGCTGTTACTTCGATGCCGGCAGTCGATGTGAACATCTCCACTGGCATCACCAATGGTTCTTTTGTTGGAGATTATACGTCAGGAATAGTTGTCGGTAGTGGTTCGTTGTCGAGTGGTGTTCGAGTCACAGCATTTAGTACCGGAATAAGTACCGATTACGTTTATGTTGGTGCTACACTAGCATATGGTTCAGAAAGTCTAACAGGATATGGTTTCCCATTAAGAGAGATGGAGTCGGTATTCGTCGAAGTCAACAATCTCAGTAAGGTATATGTAATATCAGATAACACATCTGTTGATATTCGTTGGATAGCAAGTTAATAGATGTCACAATATAAGTTCAATCCAGCAAAAAAGCAGGATATCTTTCATGATCAGCAGATAGACACCCCGCTCAAAAAGCATTCAAAAATCTACCCAGCAAATGACTGTTCTATCTCAAGAGAGAATCCAAATCGAAAACTACCAGATTCTAATGTGCTGGTTGCTGGGTTTGATGCAACTGGTAAATTCAATCACATTATTCCATCAGGAACCACGCATGGATATTGGACTCTTGCAGGCATAAACCCCACCTCACCAGAAGATGGTGCGGGTGCAAGTGGTGATTATGTTGCACGAATATTGATGGATTTTGATTTGGAAGATGCAGGAATTACTCTGGGGGATGCTATCGAGAGAGCATCTCTTCAGTTGACCGTATTCCAATCAAAAACAATCAACGATTCAAACACATATAATTTTGATTTCTTCCGATTTCATCCAGGCACCACAATTAGTAGTGTAGGGTATACTAATCTGTTTACAAAAAATGCAACATGGTACGAATATGACTACAGCGGTACAGGATTAACCACAGGAACATATGCCACTGGAGATTTTTCGGCGACGGACAGCAATCACGGAAACAATAGATGGGATTACCAAGGGCTTGGAACTACAGGATCGACAGCAGAACATGAAGGTGGGGGAGATACCGGACAATGGGTTGATATTAGTGGTGGAACTTCATCGTCTCAAAGTGATTCATATTCAGATCATATTTACAAATACGCGATGGAGATGTCTCGGTGGGAAATTGTTGGTGGAGAGATGATATACCTTGATCTAACAGGTGCTGCAAGGGATGCCCTAGCAAACTATGAAGGAAAATTGCGTTTGATGATAAGACTAAGAGATGAACACCTCTATGACGGTACAGACACAGAGGCATTCATCTCTTTTTATTCGTCTTCGTATATGAAAAATCCAAGCAACTTTTCCCAATCAAAGGGTGCTGAGATACCAACCTTGTCGATTGATTACTTCGACGTTACTTGAGTTTCTTTTTATTTTTGAATATTCTCTGTGCTTCTTTCCGAAGTTCCTCTCCAGAAAAACCCCGTGCTTCTGCTTCCTTGGTCGCTTCTTCTAAAAGTTTCTTGTTCTTTGCACAAGAAGAACATCCGCCAGATTTTTGTGGTTTCATATCATATCTTTCTTGGATTGTTTTTTTTGCTTCTTCGATAGCAGCAGCATCATCGTATCCCTCTGCTTTTTTATTTTCAATCTCCTCTTGGAGTTCTTTCCGCCGTTTCTCGCACTCCGTGCATCCCTTTTTTTCTTGAGTTGGTTTGATAAGATAAGAATCAACACCTTCAATTCTCAACTCAATTTGCTGTTTTCGTTCGGATTCTTCTTCTGTGTTGGGTTTGTAGTCACTAAACCCTGGCATATGACGGGGACAAGACAGAAATGGATGATCTAATTTAGTATACTCTTCATCATCACCATTTAAGAATACTGCTGGTTTATCTCCACATCCGCATTCTCCGCATATAAATCTACCCATTTTCACCGAACTGGGGCGAAGAGCAGGGCACACTTTAATAGTTTCACCATCACCAAAACAACTTAACAGTCTAATGTCTTTGGTGGTAACATCAACCCGCTTACCCGACATACCCTTCGACCATTTAGCCTTGAGGTAGTTTCCAATCATACTTAGATTCATTCCATCTCCATTTCATCGTAGAATGTTTTGATGTCGTTATATAGACCTTCGACATATTGAATTGGTTTCTTCTTGAATACCTGATTGGTTCCGTTTTCATTAGCAATAATGATTACGACATTCTCAATCTTTATTCCTGTCTTTTCTTGGAACATTATAGCATACGCAGTTGCTTGGTGAAAATAATTTGTAATCCAATCTTCTTTTTTGGGTTTGGTACTGCCCTTAAAATCAATAATAGACAGTTCCCCATCAAATTCAGCAACACAATCAACTCGCCCAGCCAATGCAACTGTTTCTGACCATAAAGCCACTTCTTGTGCATAGACATTGTCAATGCGATCTAGTTCTGGTTGTATTTGTTTGAATAAATCAACATTGACTGGTTTTTTGTCGCCCCAAAAATCTTCTTCGTTATTGATGTAATCCTCTATTAGGCTATGGAGTTCATTGCCTCTATTGAGACATCGAGTCGATTCGGCTTTGTTGTCTGGATTCTCGCGCCACTCTTTAAAGAAGGCTCTTTTACTCCATCCGGTAACTGTTGTTACACTCGGTAGCCACATACCTGTCGGAGATTGATAAAACCTCAGATCGTTCTTTGTCTCAACAGGCAAAGAATCAAAATCAGTGTCTAATTGTATGTGGTTGAATTTTTTTTCACTTATCATCATAAACATTATACCTCATTTCATAGCGATGTCAATTTTTTTGTAGAAAGTTCAGACATTTATCAGCCTATGTTTTCTACCCACACATAAATACATGTGTTGCCATTTCAGATTACTTTCATGACCTTAAGGACAGAACCGGAACCCTGTCCTTTTTTATTTAGCATTGTTATATGCAAACTGTATCATCTGTTTCAATCCATCCATAGATCCGTTTATCTTTTCTTTGAATAAGATTTGATTCTCTTCAGACAGTAATTCACAAACGTCTATCAACACTGAAGCACTGTTCTTTTCTAGAACCATTGATTCGTCTCCGATTGTGATTTCTTCTGGTGTCTCAGAAGTCACAACCCATTCGCTGATATTATATACGTCTTCTGTAAGTTTACCACTTCTTTTTTTCATATATTTTGCAACTGTTTTGTGTGATTTAGATACACTACCAGTAGGTAAGAGAGTAAGGATTACTTTTTTACCTACTACTTTTACGTTTGCTGTTGCGGAATTCGAGACATCATATGCAAACTGTTTTGCGTTCTTTTCAGATGGAAATTTAAATGTCATTGGTCTAGTGGCAACCTTTTCTTTAAGGTTGGTGTTTAGTGACTCATCCAAATACATGTTAGTATATTTGGAATCTAATTGTTTCTTGTATTTTTTCTCGATGTATTTTTTTATTTTTAGCAGATTCTTTTCTGGACCAGAAAAACCAATATCAAAACCAACCCCACCAGAACCAGATCCGCTAAATTCATTTTTGAAGCGGCGCTCTAAATCCTTTTGGATTTCTCCACCCTCATCCCCAAAATAATCAATGGTAAACTGAAATGCAAGATACCAATTTTCCTTCTCGACCACTATTGCTTCTTTTAGTTCATTGAATTTTTTCATATATCTGCCCTTGTAACATTTAAAAGTTTTTCTACTTGGAGATTACATTGTGCTTCTCTCTGGCCACCTGGCCAGTAGAGGTAGTCTTTATTCTTGTTCTTTTTGAGATTAACAAGAAGGGGAATGACTATTTTTTCAACTTCTAGCATCTTTGCTTTCATTAGATTTTCATACTCTGTTTTTACTGCGGTTGTGCCTTCGCACGTTGAATGCATCGCAATAATTTGAGACAATTTGTTTTGAATGTCAAGAATCTCATCAACAGATGCGGTTTCGGCGTCTGCTCCTAAAAGGTTCCCCAGTTCATTTTCATCTGCTGCTGTAAATCCAAAGTCAAATGCGTTGTTGGTGTATTCTTCCGGGATGTCGTGTTGAAAATCACTCATTGTGTGTTATACCTCGCCCCTGTTCTGTCTACGGATCTATCTAAATTTTCATGGTACCTTTTGGGTACGGCACCACCGTGTTTTATGTTATTTATTATATCTTTGAAGCCTGGATGTGGTTTTAGATTGCTGTCGTATCCACCAACGGGGGCAGTAAAAAACCCCTGTTCTACTTTTTTCTCTGCGCATTGGGGGCACGGTTTTTTTGTTGGTTTCTCACGATTGCTGATTGTGTGCATTTCATCAAACCTGTACCCACACGCTTTACATTGATATTCATAAGTTGGCATACACACTCTCCTACCGTTTATCTATATATTCAACCACTTCTCCCACATTTTAGAACCATTTTTGTCTAACCCTATAAGTTGTAGAGTTAACCTTTTTGGTTTTGTTGGTTTATTTCTTAAAGACATATTACATTCTTTTAGAGTTTTGTTCCCCTTCTTAATATTACATGATGAACATGCGGTAGTTAGATTTGTCCATTGTGTTCCTCCCCCTTTGCACTTTGGGTGAATGTGATCTATTGTTAATTTTTTGGGATTCTTTGAATGATACCCACAATATTGACATGTATATTTGTCTCTTTTGAATATGTTTGTTCTTGTGGGTGTAGTCATGTCTTCAGAATAAGGAAGATAAACATAACGAACAAGGACGATTGCAGCGGGAAGTAGGTATTCCCCATCAATCGTCCTTATTGAATAAGATTTGTTGTAGTTGTACGGTTTCTTCGCTTTTCCATTTTCAAGCAGTTTGATTGCCTTTTTCCATCCTATAACTTGAAGAATTTCCTCACTTGAGTTTAGCAAGAGGACATTTTTGTTCATTCATTTCCTTTCTTTAGAATAAATATTTTCGTTTTTTAGGTTCTTCTTTTTTCACATTATCGTGCATACGACTTCTTCTACTAGAGCAGGATCGATCTTCTGCTTCTTCCTGTCATTCCAAAACGCCACTACTTCACGGGTGTTTGCTACACCAATACGCTTCAACTTCAACTTACCCTTGATCATATGACCAAGCACATCCAAGACGAACTTGAATGGGTCGTTGTGCTTATCTGCTAGTTTGATAAGGATAGGGTTTTTCTCATACGAAGCAGGATAGGTTGCAGAAGAAGCGTCTGTGATGTATTGCTTGAAGGATTTCACCTTCCGTACTCGACCTTCTTGACTTTTCCGCCATTCGACTCAACGTCGTCGGTGAATGTCTCGACGTACTTCTTGAGAGTCCGTCTGTCTTTGGCTGGTTTATACTGTACAGGAGGAATCATCGAGTGGGTCTTTTGGTTTCTATCATCTACCCAAGTGATAACGGCTCTTTCGCCATCCGACTTTTCAGTGGTGCCGCCTCTTCCACCAGAACCCTTTAGGGATGTCTGTTTGAGATAGCCGGTTTCCTTTGCCCAGTCGATATATTCTCGGAAGGACTTCATTTCACCAACTTGTTGTTCTTCGCAAACTTCTGTGCGCCTGCTACGTTCCTATGACTACCGAAGTATGAGAACAACTTCTGTCCACTCCCTCGCTTGGGGTTGCTGATGATGCCCATAAGCACACCGTCTTGACCTTTTCTGTCTGCGTCCTTGGTTGCAACCACCACAAACTTGCTATTGCCACCGAGGACAGAATCAGCAGACCATAGGATTTCGTTGGGAGTCAACTGCTGGAACTTCTTCTTGACTTCTGGGCTTGGGGGGACTTCAAATTTGCGGGTTGCTGACTCATCCAAAGACTCTTTGAATGCTGTTCTAAGAACGGTTCGTGTGTTCATTTTACGATTCCATTCATCTGATGCTGTGTCAGAAACCACTTGGAACAACTTACCCTGACCCCCTGCATCGTGGAATATCTCAATGACTGTATAACCCTCGCCAGTTTTCTTAGAGAGTTTGTATGCCATCTTCTTTGCTTCGTTCTTATTGTCAAATGCCCTTGCTTCTTCATCCAGTTCAATGGACTCTTTTAGTTTATGTGCAGGAATATTTTCTGATTTATACTGACCCTTGAAACTTACAACATAGAAAGGACTTTGCGGCCCGCCTTTATCATATCTTACGACAGTTCCTACCTTACCCTTCCACTTTACCTTATCACCTTTCTTGAGGTGTGCTTCATCCAGTTCAACGGATTCTTTCAGCCCCATCACAATTTTCCATTTATCAGCAGAAATGGCGATGTACCTCTTGGTGACATTCCCATAGTCAATGTCATCCATATTGCTCGGGTTTGCTTTAGGCATTGCCTTGTCAAT